CACAATGTCACGCCTTTTGCCACATACGCACCCACCGTTGTCCAGCGAAAATATCGGTTGGAGTTGGTGTTGGCCATGGTCGCCCCGCCGGTTAGTTCATAGGTAATAGAACTGCCGTCGCCGGTATTGCCTTTCAGTTCAGCGTTTTTGAAGCTCTCACTGCCCAGGATTAGGTTCCCGCCGCCGGTGATTTTGGTGTCTTTTTTCACCTCCGCCGAAAGCCCGTCCACCGTCTGTTTCAGCTCGCTGTAATTGCCGGAAAGCTCACTCGCGGTCACGGTCAGGCCGTCCACGCTGGTCTTGATCTCCAGCATTTTGCCGGTCAGGTTTTTGTAGCTCTGGCTGTTCACCGCGCTGGAACTTTCCCGGCTGGCGCTGCCCACGCTCTTAAAGCTGGCTTTGCCGGAGGAGATTGTGGCGCTCATCAGGTAGGTATCAAACTCCCGCCCGCGTGCGTCCTTAACGTGTACGATCTGCCCGCAGGCAAGGCCGGAACCACTGGGCACGGCCACTTTGCACGGGGTATAGGTCACGCTTTTCAGCACGTTGTACAGGTTTTGGGCAACGGTTTTCAGGTTGGCTTCGGTGCCGGTTGTCAGCAGCAGGTTGCCCTGCACTGCATAGGTGTTGGTGGCAGTGGTGCTGTCGGGGTAAATCACGCCCACGTCACTGTCTGACTGCCGAATCTGGACTTTCTCAATGGCCTTGACCGTGTAGTCCTCGTAGCTCAGGCTGTCAGCATAATAGGCGGTGCTGTTGCTGGCACCGTCCGGGGTGATTTTAACTGTGCTGCGCTTGTCTGTGTAGGTCAAGAATTGCAGTTTGCCGTCTGCATTCATGTGGGCGTAGCAGCCTGCCGCTTCCGCCGCCCAGGAGATAATCTGTCGGCAGGTTAAATCATCCGCATAGAACGCCTGCACGCTGTAGCTGCCGTTAATGGGCAGGCTGCTGCTGGCAAGTGTGACCCCTGCCCGCTGGCAGGCCAGCTGTACCAGCTGCCAGATGGTCTTGGGAAACTGTGCCTGATTGGCCCGCAGCCAGCCGGAGAAGTCCGTATCCAGCTTGGACATGGTGTCGTAGGCCGTAACCTTGTAGCTGTTGCGCTTGGTGCGGGTGGGCTTTTCAGCATAGAAAACACCCACCTTGGTTCGGTTCCCGGCATCATCCTGCCGGTAATAGGTCAGGGCGTCCCCGGCAGTAATTTGCAGGCTGCCGCCCGGGTCCGCCCAGATTTCGGCTTCAATGTAGTCCGAAAACGCAGAGCCGATGGTAAATTCCTGCCCGGCGTTCACCGCAGTGTGCAGCGTCAGGCTTTTGACCGCGCTGCCGGGGGAGCCGCCCTTTAACTCGGTGCCGCTGGAGAGAGTGAGAATTGGTTGGAGCAAATATACACCTCCTTTGGTTTTAGTTAGGAGGTAGGAGTGAGGAGTTGGAAGGTGTGCGCGTTCACGCACGGGTTGAAAATTGGGCCGCAATCCCGTAGGAGCGCACATTGTGCGCCCGTCGCCCTGTGGCAAATCCTGTTGTGGCATCTACCGCAAAGCCCCGGAACGGTTGAGACCGTTCCCTACAATGCTGGACCTTAGGCCCGTTTTAACTCCCAACTCCTACTTCCTACCTCCTAACTCTCAATCAGCATTCAATAATGTTAAACTTAAGGTTCTTCCACTGTTTCGTCTTGGCGTTATGCCAGGCGATGCCGTATTTGCTGCAGTAGCAGGTGGTGGTTTCGGTCTCGGTGGAAGAACCGGCTTTGGGATGGGTGAACTGAAACGTTGCCTTGCCTGCAAACAGCCCGATGGTGTACTTGTATTCGTCGTCCGTCAGGCAGCTGTAGGCGATGGGCCAGGTGGAAACCTTTTCCCGCACCACTTCGCGGTGCATGTACCCGGCCTCATCGCGCCCGGAATCGCTGGAATCCAGGTCGGAATAACTCGGTTCAATGTCGCAGTCCGGTGCGTACAGGGATTTGCCATCGATCTGGAACAGATTGGTCAGGGTCACATTACACACCTCCTGTGGCAATGGCCTGTTTGCGCTGCCAGCGCTGTACGGCGCGGCCTACGTCCTCGTCGGTCAGCTCAATGCCGTACACGGCGGAGAGGATCTCCCGCAGCACGGCCACAACGGCTTCAAAGCCCGCCATCTGGCCCGCCTGCAGGTCCTCCATGACCTCGGCCACAGCCTGCTTGATGGTGTCCAGCGGAGCTTCCACGTTGGTTCCGTGGCTCTGATCGCCCAGCACGGCCAGAAACTCCCGGTTCGCCGGAATAACTGCGCCTTGCGCCAGGTAGGGAATTTGCGGGGCGGTCAGGGTGCCGATATGAAACCCGACATGCCCGCCGCCGAATATGTCCGGCAGGTCGAACGACAACCCGTTCAGCGCGTTGATGACCGTGTTGATGCCGGTGACAACGGCGGAGATCATCCGGTTGATGAAGCCGATGATGCCATTGACGGCGGTTTTGATGGCGTTCGTCATCTTATCCCAGACGGTGTTGACTGTATTGCCGATGGCCTGCCAGGCAGCATCCCAGTTGCCGCGGAACACGGCGCTTAAAAAGTCCGTCAGCCCGCGCAGTACAACAACGGCCAGATCGATGGCATCCGCAATAGCCCCAACGGCCACGCCAACAACGTCCGCAATGGCGTTGAATACCTCAGCAAACGCGGGGCCGAACGTGGCGATGATCCACTTAGCCACCGGGGCCAGCAGGTTGTTCCACAGGTCCAGCAGGCAGTTGGCAACGCTTGCTACCAGCAAAAGAATGTCGTCCCACAGGGGTTTGAGATGGGAGGACCAGAGGGTGGATAAAATTTGCATCAGGTTAGTAAGGATCGGCTGCAAAACGTTCTGCCACAGGGTGGTAAAAATGCCTTGCAGGTTTTCCAGCGCCAGGGCGGCACTCTGGGCAATGGGCTGGCCGTACTCGGCCCAGGTCAGCTGAACGCCGCCCAAAAGATCCTGCCAAACGGTCAGGGCAGCGGTTTTCATCTGCTGCCAGGCTGCATCCCACAGCGCGGCGGCGGGGGCAAGCACAGCCTGTAATGTAGCCCAGAAATTTTGCAGCTGCTGGTTTAATAGAGCCGGCGGACTTAACTGTGGCGGTTCGGCATCTGTGGCTTTGATTGTTGCAGCGCTGCTGCTTTTGCGGGTGGTGGAAGCCGCCGCAGCTCCGGCACTTTCGGCAAGAGAAGCCTGCAGCCGGTCCAGTTCATCAAATTCCGCAACGCTGCGTTTGGCGGCCTTGGCTGCTTTGGTGGTGCCACTGGCAAGTTTGGCCTGGGCTTTGGCGGCTTTGTTGGCGCTGACTGCTGCTGCGGCGGTCTGCTGCTCAAACTTTGCCACCGGCACGGCGGAGAACGCAGCGTTTACACTGCGGCTTATTTTTTTCAGGGCAGTGCGCAGGCCGTTCAGTGGCTGCTGCGCGGTGTGGGTAGTTGTTTGTGTAGACAGGGCAACCTGAAGGCTGCCTGCATAGGA